CGCCGGCCGGGGTGAAGCTGCCGGGCAGGCCCGCGACGGCCCCGGTCGCGACGATCTGGCCGGGCACGGTCCACGAGGCCGCGGCCGCCCAGGTGCCCTTGACGGTCGGCGCCGACAGCGACGCATCGATCGACGCGTTCAGGTACGCGAGCCCCTGCCACTTAAACCCGGGCTCCTGATTGTTGACCACGAGACTCAGCGTCCCGGGTGTGCCAGCGTCGGCGGCCTTCCAGAGGGCCAGGTCGGCGCTATTCCAGAACCCGCTGACGTCGCCCTTCAGGTCTTTCATGCCGGGCACGTAGACCTTGTTGGTGTCCCCAAAGCAGGTGACGTCTTCCATCTCGGTCTCTTCCGAGAGGGTCCAGCCGTTGAGCGAGATGATCTCGACGAGGGCCGTGCCGCCCGACGGATCCCAACTGACTTTGCCGAATTTGCCGGTCTTGATCGACATGTGCGGTCTCCTTAGTCGGTGTCGGGGTCGCCCGTGACGTGGGCCGCCCCGTGTGCATAGATCCGATCGATCACGGTCGACAGCGCCCGATCCCGGTACCGGGCGGTAATCGGCCGGAACGTCGGCGTCCCCAGCATCCGGCCGCGGTTGTAGCCCTGATGGGTCGCGCGCGTCGTCGTGCCGTCCTCGTAGATCCCGGCGTGCGGGGCCAAGTTTTTGACCTCCGCCCCGGCCAGCGTCCGCCCGCGCGACGGGATCACCGTCACGCCCCGACGGAGGCCGCCTTCCCGGTACGGATAGGCGGCGCGCAGCGCGTCGGCCGCCTCGTTCGCCGCCGCGGTGAGAATGCCCTCGGCTTCACTGACGAGATTCCCCGTAAGTACCTGCAATTCCTGTTTGAAGGTGTCGAGCCCATCCCATTTCACCGAGAGCGTCGCCATTACGCGAACACTTCTTTGCAGGTGATCTGGGTTTGCCAGTCGCCCTCACCGCGATTGAGGACGCTGTCGACGTGGAAGGTGCGGCCCTTGAACCGGACGCGCGTCGCGGTCGTGATCCCGGCGTGATAGTGCCCGACCAGCGTGAGCAGGCCGCCGCCCTCGGCCAGTGGGTTCGCGTACCACGTCGGCGGATCGAGCGGCGTGACGCTGCCGGCCCCATCGGTCGTGTCGAGCGTGACGAGTAATCGATAATCGCCGATCGCCATCTCACTTCACCGTCGGGTCGCGATAGGTGTGGAGTAGGTCATAAATGCCCGGCCAGGGACTCTTCACGTCGCCGTCGCCGCGGTCCGCGTAGTAGTAGTCGGTCAGGAGCAGGATCGCGTGCGTGACGGGCGTGGGCGCGGTCGCCGCGGTCCACGTCGGATCGACGCCCACGTTCAGGTACGCGAGGATCGCCTGCTGGGCGGTGTCGAGTTTCTGCTGCACGTCGGCGTCTTCCGTCGTGCCGGTCAGGCGGAGATGCGCCTTCGCCTGGTTGACGGTCCAGAGCGGCGGGAGCGTGACGTGCGAAAACTCCAGCGTCATGGCACCTCCGCGGGCACGGCGGCGGCGGCCGGCGGCGGCACCGCGGGGACCGGCGCCCGCGCGGTGCGATCGGCGAGCTCGCTGATCGGGTAGTACTGCTGTTGCAAGTACGGTAGATCCCCGCCGGGGACGGGGCCGAGGCCGTAATAGGTATCGCGCACTTCGTTGACCGACATCCCGGCGGCGATCGCCGTCTTGGCCGCCGTCGTGCGCGTCGCGGTATCCATCCAGATCAGCAGCGTGTCGTCAAATTCGAGTTTGAGATAGAGCGGCAAGTCGAGCGCGGCGCCCTGCACCGCGGCGATGCTGGTCGAGTGCGGCTCGATGGTTTGCGACTTGTACTGGAGTTGCGACGCTTCGGCATTCGCATACGGCGGTTGCTTGTTGGTGTTGACGATGCTGATCGGGATGCCGAACACTTCGCAGATTTTTTCTTCGGTCCATCCGAGCTGCGCGATCAGTTCCGACTCGACCGCGCTGCCGCCGATATCGTGATAGACCATGCCCTGGTCGGTCAGCATGATCTCGCCGGTCTTGAAGTTCGCCAGCGTGGCCTTGATGCGATCCGCGGACGCCGGATCTAATTTCGTTGGGGCCGACAGCATGCCGGCGGGCCGGCCGCCCTTCGCAAAAAACGTCGTGCTGCTCGCCTGGATCGCCTGGGCCTGCGTGACGGCGCCGCTCAGGCTGTAGAGCGGCGAGACCCCCTGCAGCGGATGAAACAGACAATTCCAGCGGTCGTGCCCGATCTCCCGCGCGCTCACGACGATCGGCTCGGACGCGGCGGCCAGCCCGGCGAGGTCGTTCGACTGCAGCTCGTAATACACGCTGCCATCGGGGGCGATCAGCGTCTTGACTTTCAGCGGATCGAGCACGTACTGCGCCCGCACGACGCTGCGGTCGTCCCGCTCGTTGAACACATAGGTATTGCCGTACAGCAGTTTGCTGAGCATCCACTGCTCGTAAAACTGCTGCGGGGTCTGGTAGCGGTTGGGTCGCCGCAGGACGGGGCTGTACGCGGAGTTGGTGGTCTCGAACCAAAAGCCGTTGTCGTCCTGCTCGAGGAGGAGCGGCGGCGCGATCTTGGCGATGTCCTGCGCGATCCGCGAGACGACCGCGAACACGCTCGGATTCGCGAGCGCATTCTCGGTGGGGAGCGGATCGTTCAGTTGCCACGCGCCGGTATAGGGCTCGTGCACGATCGGCGACCAGCCCCCGCGCGCGACCGTCAGCAACGACGAGACGCGCGCGGCGATGCTCGTGAGCAGGCCCACGGCCGGTTACTCGCCTGCGGGTTCGGTCTGCAGGCTGGTCGGCGCCGGGTACGCGGCGGCGGTGAGGTACTTGACCGCGTTCGCGTTGGCCTTCTTCCAGGTGATGAACCGCTCGGCGCGCAGCGCCACCGTGTTCATCTGGAACATCGACACGTACACGGTCGTCGCCACGACGGGCGAATCCGGCGCGCCGTCCATCTGCAGCGACGCTTCGGTGCTCGCGTCGATCGTCACGCCGCCGTCGTCCGCAAAGAGCACCAGCGCCGGTTGCAGCGCGATGACGTTACTGCCCACGGTCTGGGACGTGATGAACTGCAGCCCCTTGTAGCTGCCGCCGTTGATGTCGATCCCCGGAAACACCGGCGAGCCGTCCGCGTTGGTCTTGAACGACAGCGCCAGGGCATTCGTCGGCGACATCAGGAACGTGACGCCGGACAGGCTGATGTTGGCGTTCACGAAATGCTGGATCAACGTGAGGATGTCGGCCAGCGGATTCGTGGTCGCGACCGCGGTCGGGGCGCCGTTCGTGATACTGGCCGGGGACACGCCGGCGACGGCCGCCACGGCGGGATTGATGAACTGCCCGTCGAGAAACGCCGCGATCCCGGCGACCATCTCCCGCCGCACGACGTCCTCGGCGTTGGGATTCGAGAGTTTAATGAGCTCCTGCGTGAGCACGATGATCCCGGCGACCTTCGCCCAGTCCAGCGTGACGCTGCCGAAGGTCAGCCCGGTGACGGGCTTGGGCTTCATCTCCCCGACCCACGAATACGTCCCGCCGCCGGTCTGCGCCGGGATTTTCGTATTGAAGGGGACTTTGTAGAGGCCGCGGATCTTGTCGATGATCGTCGCCGCGCGCATCATCTCGATGAAGTCATTCGCGATCCGCGGATTGACGAGCGGCCCGGCCCACACGGCGTCGGTCGCCGTGCCCGGCGCGACCGCGGCCTTGAGCGCGAGCGCGACTTCGGGCGTGCTGTCATTCCAGCGCGCCGCCCAGGTCGCGGGCTCGACGCCTTCGGCCTTCGCGGCGATCCGCGCGCAGTGGTAGCGAATGAACGCGGTCCCGGCCGGCAGATTGGACGTGACCGACACCTGGCGATACGGCGACGCGGTCGGGCGGCCGTACGACGGGACCGCGGTCGCGGTCGCGATCAGTTGTTTCTCGGTGTCTTTCCAGCGCGCGATCTGACTCTCGAGCCCCTGCGCCTTCTGACTCCAGGCGTCGTGTTGCGACTGCTCGGCCTCGGTGAGATCGCGGTGTTCGGCCTCCGCGGTCGTCATCGTATTGAGCATGCTCTGGGCGACGATCGCCCGCTCGGACTCGAGGCCGTGAATGCGTTCGGGGATCGTCGGATTGCTCATGGCAGACTCCTGCGCCAGGGATTTCACGAGGCGGATGCTGGCGCTGGCATTCGCGGGAATGGTGACCAGGGAGAGTTCACAGATTTCGGATTTGGTGATGCGTCGGGTGCCGTTCCGCAGGAACTCGACGCCGCCGTCGAGAATCCGGTGGCCGATCGAGACGCCGGTAATCACGCCGGCCTTGATGGAATGCCACGCTTCATCCACGCGCGTTTTCAGCGTCCCGGGTTCGTCGAGTTCCGGGATCTCGGCGTCGAACAGGATGCCGCCCGGCGTGGCGGTCAGCGTGACCGTGCCGATCGGTTGTTTGGCGTCGTGATGCCAGAGCAGGGGGAGGGGATTCCGGAAGGTGGCGCCGCCGGGGTCGACGCTGTCGCCCTGGCGATCGAGCTCGGGGGTGGACGCAATCCCGCTGAATCGGCGGCCGGCCGGCGCGACAGACTTAATCTCGAGCAGGCTATAAGCGCGGTCCACGGGACGGCCGCACTATATCGAACGATAGATTGACTTGGCTAGAACAATCTGATTAGCCGACCACCATCACGGAGTAGTCGGCCTGGACGTTGCGTTCCATGGCGTCGATCGCCTGAATCAGGGCCACGACCCCGTCAATCCGTTCTGTCGAGGCCTTCTTCGAGGGTTTCAGGTTGCCGGCCGGGTCCGTTTCGACGGACACATTCCCGATGTTCCACCGCAGGACCGGGTGGCCGGCGTGCCGCAGGGTCTGTGAGAGGACGTGTTTCTCGAGCGATTTCGTAGCGGCCGAAAGTCCGGCGAAGGTCTGCGGGACCTTCACCAGCGGGCACCCGTCCTGCTCGAGCCGATAGATCAGGCTCGTCGCATTCCACGGGTCGGTCGCGACCATTTCGACGTCAAACTCGGCGCGCCAGGCCTCGAGGTGATGGCGCACCGCCTCGTAGTCGCCAATGGTCGGCCCGGGCACGGTGGTCACGTGGCCGTCGCGCGCCCACTGGTCATAGGGGACGCGGTCGCGGCGAACCCGGTCGGCGATCCGCTCGCCGGGGACGAAGAAATGCGGGAGCACGGCGAACCCGCCCGCGCCGTCGGGGAACACGGCCACGAGCGCGGTGAGATCTTCGGTGGAGCTCAGGTCCATCCCGACGTAACAGCGCCGGCCGCGCAGCGCGGCGCGATCGATCGGGCCCTGGCAGGCGTCCCAGGCCGTCAGCGCGATCCACCGCGACGCCTGCTCGGTCCACTGATTCAGGTACAGCCGGCGAAAATTATTCTCCTGCGCCGGGATTTCTGTCGCCCGAGCCGCGGCAATTTCCATCTCCTCGAGGCTGCGAAAGTCGCCCAGCGCCGGGTTCGCCTGCTTCCAGACCTTGCGGCTCGTCCAATCGGCATCCATCGGCGCCTCATACAGCACCGGCAGAAACGTCGGATCCAACTTGGGGCGTTCGCGGACCTTCTGGGCGTGCGCGTAGAGCTCCCAGAGGATCGAGTGCTTGTCATAGCCCGCCGTCGAGATCACCAGCATCAACGGCTGCGCCCGCGCGCCCATCGAGGTCGAGAGCACGTCGTACAACTCGCGGCTCGGGGCCGCGTGGAGCTCGTCGTAGATCACCATCGACGCATTGAACCCATGTTTGCTGTACGCCTCGGCCGAAATCGCGCGGTAGACGCTCGCGCTCGGGCGGTGCAAGATTTTTTTCTGCGATTCGACGATGTCGCACTCGGCGGAGAGGCCCGGGTCGTTGCGGATCATCTGGGCGGCGACCCCAAACACCAGGCCGGCCTGGTCGCGGTCGGCCGCGGCGGAGTAGACCTCGGCCCCGGTCTCGCCGTCGGCGAGTAGGCCGTAGAGGGCGACCGCGGCGGCGAGCTCGGTCTTGCCATTCTTCCGCGGCAGCATCAGCAGGCACGTCCGGTACTGCCGGCGCCCATCGCGCCGCGTCTTGAACAGGCGCTCGAGGATGCGCCGCTGCCAGGGCCGCAGGTTGAACCGCTGGCGGGCGAACGGCCCTTTGGTATGGGTGAGGCTATTGATGAAGGCGATCGGGTCCCTGGGTGGCGCCGGCGGGCTCTGGGCCCCGTCCCGGCGGACCTGCCAGCCGCCACGCGGATCCCGTTTCGGGAGCAAGCCCAGCAGGTCAGACAGAGGTTCGGTCACGGTGCACCGTGGATCCAGCCCATGTACAAAGCGTCAATATTTTGACCAAATCCTGTGTCGGGG